CAAGGACTATCTAAGGTAATGACACTCATTCAGGATTGGTTATATGAAACAGAAATTGCATATAACTACAATCGCATAGTTGGATTAGATGCACGTGGATTCCCATTAGCAGGAGCCCTTAGTGCAGAAATGCATAGACCATTTGCGATGGCAAGAAAAAAAGGTAAACTACCAGGCGAAACTATTTTTACAGAATACGAACTTGAATACGGTACAGACGAACTACACCTACAATCTGATTCAGTGTTAGACGGCGACCGTGTTTTAGTACTTGATGATGTTATTGCAACCGGTGGAACACTGGAAGCAGTAACGTCATTGATTACACGACTAGGCGGAGAGACTATAGGAATAGCAAGTATTATGGACTTGACTTTCTTAGGTGGTTCTGCTAAACTAAAATCTCAAGGGTACGAAGTTTATAGTATCCTAAAGGAGTAACGAATGATATATCTTGTAGATTTGGAAAGTGTTGAATCCCGCTACACTAAGCAATGGAAGACACATTTCCCAACTGTTCTAAAAAACAACGGACTGAATGTGACGGTGATAGACGGCCCTAGTGCAGGCATTCCCGAAGCCACTACACCCGGTGCTTTTTTGAATTTCGGTGGTACTAATATCTACAAGGCGGCACAGATTACAAAAATTTCACAACTGTTTTGTGAAGGCAAAATTAAAGATGGTGATTATTTTCTGTACACTGATGCTTGGAACCCAACAGTTATCCAATTAAAATATATGGCTGAACTGTTGGGTATTGATATCCGGATTGGGGGTATGTGGCATGCGGGTTCGTATGACCCTCATGACTTTTTAGGTAGATTAATAGGGAACCGTCCATGGGTTCGAAATGCTGAAATGTCAATGTATGAATGTTTCGATGATAACTTCTTTGCAACTAGATTTCATATTGACCTTTTTACCCAGACATTTTTTGAAGACGATAGGGATATCGACCGGCAACTCCTTCACTCTATACGACAAGTGGGTTGGCCTATGGAATATATAGAAAGCGATTTAGCAGACTATAAGGGTATGGCAAAAGAGGATACTATTTTATTTCCTCACAGGTTAGCGCCTGAAAAGCAACCAGAAGTTTTTGACTATCTTGCAGAGCAAATGCCCGAGTATAATTGGGTGAAGTGTCAAGAACTTAATTTATCGAAAGAAGAATACCACACGATGCTTGGTAAGGCAAAGATGGTGTTTAGTGCTAACTTACAAGAAACTTTAGGTATATCTGTATTTGAAGGACTTGTAGTTGGTGCTATCCCATTGGTACCAGATAGACTATCATATACAGAAATGTGGTCTGATACGTTCAAATATCCTAGCGAATGGACAACTAGTTTAGATGCAGTAAAAGAAAACATAGAACAAATTAAGACACATATTCGTATCTTAATGAATAAAAACTCTGACATGGAAGATGCAATGTCAAAAGAAATTGAAAATGTAAGAAACTTTTACTCTGTTGATAATTTAGTTAAAGAATTGCATAAATACAGATGATAGTGGGTCTCCCACTCGCTATCACTTTTATGGGAGAATACAACATGGCAAGATATAGAACACTGATTATGAATAACACAGGGCTTGGTCCAAAGGTTAAAGTAAGACGTTCAATCGATATGCGTGAAATGGCAGACTTTGGTAATATTACGGAATCAACGCAAGACTTACCAACATCTGGTGCAACACATAGAGGTGACGCTTTAGGCTCAACATCAGCCACAAGAGGTTATGTTAATCTTTCAACAGTTAATGACTTGGTTGTAGTTGATACACAAGACATGGGTTCTATCACAGAAACAGCTAGAACTGGACTTGGATATAATGACGAACCATATCAATATTAATTTATTTTAAATTAGCTATTGACATTACAGACCCACTCGTATATAATAGTATTGTATATGGGTGGGTTTTCCACCATACACAACAATATAGATAAGGAACATAGTATAAATGAAAAAGACTTCCGAAATATTAAAGGCACGATTAGATGCCTCGGGCGCTCGTTATTGGGCAGGAGATAATATATCAGATATTATCGAAAAAGGTGATAAAGAAAATCTTATAGACGAACTCACTGAAAAGTTTGAAGGCGTATTAGACAGTTTAGTAATAGACAGAAAAACTGATCCAAATTCAATGGATACAGGTAGACGTTTAGCTAAAATGTATATCAACGAACTCATGGCAGGTAGGTATGAATTACCCCCTCCTGCAACTGCATTTCCTAATGAACCAGATAATGTAACAGGTGACAAGTATGAAGGTATGCTTGTTGTTCGCTCGGAACTAACAAGTGTCTGTTCACATCATCATCAACCTGTTAAAGGTGTTGCATACATTGGTATCATTGCCGCAGACAAACTTATTGGTCTAAGCAAGTATACTCGTATTGCACAATGGTGTGCAAGGCGTGGTACACTACAAGAAGAACTAGCAATGGACATAAACAGAGAAATTCGTAAAGTTACAGGCTCAGATGATGTAGGTGTGTATATTCAAGCAACACATGGTTGTTGTGAGAATAGAGGTATAATGGCTCATAGTAGTCTTACACAAACAACTGTTCTCAAAGGTTCTTTTTTTGAGAATGCACATGTAAAAACAGAATTTATGGATAACATTAAACTACAACAGGAGTTTGCACCAAGATGATAGGCGCACCTGTATTTGAAAAAGGTTATCCTTCTTACGAAGCAGTTAACAAAAAGTCAGCTATGAAATTGAGATATTCAGAAGCATTTTATTCTGTACAAGGCGAAGGCAAGTTTGTAGGAGTACCTAGTGTATTCCTACGAACCTTCGGCTGTAATTTACGTTGTCAAAACTTTGGTCTTGAGCGAGGCAGAGAGAAGACACGTTATAATCCAGAAGTAGAACAATTAATTAAAGATGGTGTACATGAAACTACAAAGAAATTTGAAGACTTACCCATCATACATACAGGATGTGACACTTATGCAAGTATCTATCCAGAGTTTAAGCATTTAGTGATGGACAAAACTATTGATGAAGTAGTAGAGCATCTATTATCGCTTACTCCAGAAGGAAAATGGACTCAAGACAATGGACAAGACATTCATTTAATTTTAACAGGAGGCGAACCGTTGTTGGCGTGGCAACGATTGTACGTAGAACTATTCGAACATCCACGTATGAAGGACTTAAAAAATGTCACATTTGAAACAAACACTACACAAGCATTACACAACGAGTTATTTGACTATCTCACAGACAATGACCGCATTAAAGTCACATGGAGTTGTTCGCCTAAGCTATCCGTTTCTGGAGAATCTTGGGATACTGCTATTAAGCCTGATGTGGCTCATGAGTATGCTCTTGTTGATGGTAGCGATATCTATCTCAAATTTGTTGTTGCTGATGCTATTGATGTTGATGAAGTGCATAAAGCTGTTGAACTATACAGGAAAGCGGGCGTTGAGTGCCCTGTCTATTGTATGCCAATGGGCGGTAGAAGTGAAGGATATGATTTTACAGTCAAGCAGGTGGCCCAACTTTGCATGGAGAAAGGGTGGCGTTTCACGCCCAGATTACACATCAACTTATTCGGAAATGCATGGGGCACATGATGATGGTACTGCCTCAAGGCATGATGAAGATTATGAAGTCAAAGACAAAACAGGACTTGAACAAAGAATTCGGGAAGCTGGATATTAATAAGGAGTTAAAATGAATAACTATATTTTTACAAGCGAGAGTGTCAGTGATGGGCACCCAGATAAAGTAGCAGACCAAATTAGTGATGCACTAGTTGACGCTGGACTTGAGAAGGGTGATGAAACAACACGTGTAGCCATTGAGACACTTGTAACCACCAACCATGTAACGGTAGCGGGCGAAGTAAAAAACTTTAATCTAACAGATGCGACTGTTGAACGTATTATACGTAATAAAGTTAAAGAAATTGGATATGAACAAATGGGATTTCATTGGAATAAATTAAAAATTTATAATGAAATTCATTCACAGAGTGGAGACATTGGACTAGGTACTGATGATTTCGGTGCTGGTGACCAAGGGTTGATGTTCGGATATGCATGTAACCACACAGATAGTATGATGCCTGCTCCGATACATTACGCACATGAGATACTTAAAGACCTCAAAGAGAAACGAAATACTGCTTATAAATTTCTATTACCAGATGCGAAATCACAAGTAAGTTTACAATATGAAGGTGGTAAAGTAAAACGTGCTGACCAGATTGTTGTAAGTACACAACATACTGAGGGTTCTGAGCAACTTCTTAAAAGCACAGTTGGTGAAGCAGTTAATAATGTAATGGGAGATTTAATTGATAAAGATACTATATGGCATATCAATCCTACTGGCAAGTTTGTTATTGGTGGCCCTGATGGTGATACAGGACTCACCGGACGCAAAATTATCGTGGATACCTATGGGGGTTTTGCTCCTCACGGTGGGGGTGCTTTTAGTGGAAAAGATCCTACGAAAGTAGATAGGTCAGCGGCTTATATGGCAAGATGGTTAGCAAAGAATATTGTAGCAGATAACATGGCAGATTGGTGTAATATACAATTAAGCTATGCTATTGGTGTTAAGGAACCAACTAGTATCTATGTTGATAGTAACGGGCATAATCGTTCAATTCAAAAGTTTATTAGAAACAATATCGACTTGACACCTAAAGGTATCATTGATAGATTTGATTTATTTAATTTTTATAAGTATAGTGAGAACTGTACATATGGACACTTTGGTGACAAGAATGTCCCATGGGAACAAATAGGGTGGAACGGCGTACAGAACGAAGATGCGGATGCACTAGAAGCCGAAATCAATAGAGGATGCTAAAATATGTTTTATAAAACTAATGAAGAAATTTTAGGAATTACAGTTACAGAATTCGTTGATGAATGGTATGAGAAACAAGATTATATTCTTGTCGATATCAGAGATACAGAAGAACGTAAAAGTGCAGGAGTTGTTAAACAAACGTTTAATATTTCAATGTATGAAATACCTGACCAAATTGAAATGGCGCCTACACATATTGTGTGTTTGATTTTATGCCAAGACAGTACAAAGTCAGAACAAGTAACAAAGTATCTTAAGAATAATGGATATAAGAATATGCTTTATATCAAGGGAGGGATTGACGAATTAATACAGGCAGTGCCTGAATTGAAAGGATAATAATTATGGATATAATGAAACCAAACACTTGGTTCAAGTCAGAAGAAGAAACTGATAGAATACAAGCGAAAAAATTAAGTAACGAAAAAGAACGTGACATTGCGTTAGCTGGACTTGATTTAAAATATGGCCATATTACAAACGATGACCATGATAAAAAAGTTGCTACTTTAAAAGGAGAGCCTTGGGTTAAAGTATTAAAGATGGAACTTGAACTTAATAAACCCGGTTCAGGTTTCTTTGAGATTGACTTTAACGAAGACTTTGTAGAGTATCTTGCTAATAATGGCTATGAAGGTTCTGACAATGATACTATTGTTGACAACTGGTTCAATGATTTATGTAAGAACATTGTAATGGAAGGACTTGAAGATGATGAAGGTACCACTAAAAGTGCAGACACTAAAAGTAAAGATGGTGTAATCATTCAAAGACTAAAAACCGGTGATGACACTGCCGAATATTCTTGACAAGTAACACAAAGTGTGTTATTCTAGTACTGTATATAAAACTAAGAGGATCTACTAATGGCTACATTTATTCTTGTTGATAGTTTCAACATGTATCATAGAGCAAAACACGTGGCAATGCGTGGTGCTAATGTCGATATGAAAATCGGTATGGCTTTTCACATTATGATGTCAAGCGTCAAAATGTGTTATAACAAATTCAATGCCGACCATGCAGTATTTTGTTTAGAAGGACGTAGTTGGCGTAAAGACTTTTACACGCCATATAAAGCTAATCGCAAGATTGCACGTGAGTCATTATCAGTACGTGAGCAAGAAGAAAATCAAATCATGTTTGATGCGTATGATGATATGATTGGTTTCTTAGATAAAAAGACTAATTGTACTATGTTACATAATAAACAAGCAGAAGCAGATGATATGATTGCTTTGTTTATTGAATCACATCCAGACGATGAGCATATTATCGTATCAAGTGACAGTGATTACATGCAACTAGTCACAGACAATGTAAAGATTTATGATGGTGTACAAAATCGTATCATTACTAAAGAAGGCTTCTTCAAAGATGATAAGAACATGACACCAATGAAAGACAAAAAGACTAAAGAACTTCTCCCTGCTCCAGACCCTGAGTGGTTACTGTTTGAGAAGTGTATTCGTGGTGATACATCGGATAATATCTTTAGTGCATACCCTGGTGTACGTAAAAAGGGTTCACGCAATAAGACAGGTATGATTGAAGCATTTGAAGATAAAGCAACAGGCGGTTTTAATTGGAATAACTTCATGTTACAGAAATGGACTGACCATCATGGTGATGAGCATACAGTACGTGAAGACTATGAACGCAATGTAAAACTTATTGACTTGACTGCACAGCCTACAGAGTTAAAAGTAGATTTTGTAGAGACTATAGCAGAAGCAAGTAAGCCTAAGAATATCAATGGCGTCGGTGTTAACTTTCTAAAGTGGTGTGGGGTGTGGGACTTACAGAACTTATCTAAAGCGCCTGATGAAATGGCCGCTATCTTAAACAAATCATATCCTCACGGATAATATAATGAATATAACTAATGAAGATATTGAGGCATTCAAGAACATGAACCGCAAATACATATTTGATGTTGATGGAACCTTAACACCAAGTAGGGGTAAAATAGATCCAGAGTTCCTAGAATTTTTCAATGAATTCATAAAAGAAAATAAAGTATACTTAGCCACAGGAAGTGATGCACCAAAAACTATTGAACAAATAGGACAAGACTTATTTAACTCAGTAGAAAGAGTATATAATTGTAGCGGTAATTCAGTATGGGAAAACGGCATCAACATATATAACAACGATTGGGTATTAGCAAAAGTACCTCAGTTGTTTTTGGATAGAGAGTTATTCCAAAGTGAATTTACTACTAGAACTGGTAATCATTTTGATGCAAGGCCAGGTCTAATGAATTTTAGTGTTGTTGGCAGGGGTGCAACAACGGAACAAAGAGAAGAATACGTAAAGTATGACACTGAAACAAAAGAACGTTGGACTATCGCAAAGAAATTCAACGATAATTTTATGGTTTCAGAGAAAGTAGTAGCCCAAGTAGCCGGTGAGACAGGGCTAGATATTATGCCAGTAGGTAAAGGAAAACAGCAAATCATTAAAGATTTTAATGATTTAGATGAAATTATCTTTATAGGTGATAAGACTATGCATGGTGGTAACGATTATGATATATCAGAAGCAGTGAAGCTATTGGTAAATGGAAAGAGTTATCAAGTAGAAAGCTATAAAGATACTTGGGAAATATTAAAAGGAAAAGAAAATGTTTAGATTTTTTACAGAAAAGAAATGGTCCTTATGGGCCTGGTTAGGGTCAGCATTAATCTTATCATCACTCTGGATACAAGTTGAGATTGATGTTAAGATTAACGAATGGTTTGGTCAGTTTTATGATATGATTCAAACGGCTTTAGCAACACCTAATGCAATCACTATAGGTGAATATTGGGCCAGCTTAGGAACGTTTATCTATCTAGCAATGATATATGTTGCTATTGCAGTGCTAGTAAGTTACTTTACAGCACACTATTTGTTTAGATGGCGTACGGCAATGGTTGAATGGTATCATTCAGTATATGATAAAGCAAGAACTATTGAAGGTGCCGCACAAAGGGTACAAGAAGATACTATTAAGTTTAGTCGTATTATGGAAGGACTAGGTACAAGTTTTATTGAATCGATTATGGTTCTAGTTCAGTTCGTTCCTATTCTATTTGGTTTATCAGTAGGTATTCCTATCTTCTTCTTTGGAGATTGGCAATATGGATTGATTACAGGTGCTATTGTTTGGTCAGTAGGTGGTACACTATTCTTAATTGGACTAGGTTGGTTACTACGATTAGTAGGAGTTGAATATGACTTACAAAAGAAAGAAGCCGCATATCGAAAGATATTAGTTATTGCAGAAGATGATGAAACTGTGAGACCAAAGACTATTAACGAATTGTTTGATGGCGTTCGTAGTATTCACTTTAAATCTTACTTGCGTTATTTGTATTTTAATGTAGGACGTATTACATACTTACAAGCAAACGTACTAAGTGCTTATGTGTTCTTAGCACCGGCTATTGTAGCAGGCGTTGTAACACTTGGTGTAATGCAACAGATTATTCGTGCATTTGGTAGAGTAGAAGGCTCACTTCAATATCTATTTAAAGCATGGCCAACACTTATTGAGTTAATGAGTGTATTCAAACGTTTAAGAGAATTTGAACGTCAAATCAACGAAAAATAAAAAATGAACAGACGAAAAGGATAAATACATTTGTACGAAGTTAACTCTTTGTACAAATGGTTTCAATGGGTATTATATGTATACAACAGAAATTATAAAAGATAAGTTTTGGATCCTAGAAGATGCTGGTGTTAAACTTGGCACTATTAGGAAAGGGGACAGTGATGCTAACTTTGAAGTAATCACGAGGAACAAAGGTGTTGACTACCTAGACCTCGATGCTCTAACTACAAAATATGGCAAAACTATCCTCACACCAAAACTTGTTAAGAAGATTGAAAGTGTAGAGTACGGAAAGGCACTAGACGAAGTTGAAGGTTATCCGTGTAAACACAAGGCATGTAACTCAGGTATGCAAACTGTTCAAGGAAAACAGATACCTGTGTATACAAAAAGTGACACTAGTAAGACATTTTATGCGGCTGGTTATTATGGATTACATTTTAGCGGAGTATGGAGAAATACTTACTGTGTCAAACTAGAAACATTGGATAATTATGAATTCGTCGGTCCGTTCAAGACCAAATCAGAACTTGAGGCAGAGGTACTAAAGGCTAGTAAACAAGATTAATGTATAAAAACTTAAAAGATTTCATTGCTATTGTAAATAGGGCAAATTTACGAGGCGAGACAAGTATTCGTTTGTCAATAGACATTGCAAACGGCGTTGAAAGTGAGTTAGCACAACTTCTACTAGAATTAAAAGAGAGTGATAAGGATAAGAACATAACACTAGACGGAGGACAATTCCAATCATAATAAAGGAGAATCTTTATGATTCTAATGATGAAGAAGTTGTTAAAGTGGTCAGGGTTATTATTAGTGGCAGTGGTGTTTTCATTTGTTACTAATTCATATGTAAGAGAGATACAAGAATCCATACATAAAGGAATAGGCTGGTCATACGACCAGTTTGGACGAGATACAGGTGATTTTCTGTATGACCTTAATGGTGTCGTATTTAATGGCAAGGGATTCGATGGTGAACGTGACATTAAACACGCAATCAACCGTAGCTATAAGAGTATCGTACAGGTAAAACTCATGCCATCAGATAATGCATTTGTGCAAAATCTAGGCGGGCAGGGCACGGGCTTCTTTGCCAAAGTAACAGATAAACATGCTTACATTGTAACAAACTATCATGTTATAGAACGCAAATCAGAACTTCCATTAAATCTTAAACTTCAAATAAACACTGCAACTGAATGGTGGCCGTATGACGGTGAAATCATTGGGTTTGATCCAGTTGCCGATATTGCAGTTATTAAAATTGAAAAGAAAGATAATGAAGAATGGGAAGCATTAGAATTTATAGAAGATTCCAGAAAAGATATAACAGAAGGTGATCCAGTTGTTGTCATTGGTCATGGAATGTCTTTACCATATACTGCGAGTGTAGGTGCAATTACATATGTAAATAGATTTGGTACTGGTCCTTATACATTACATCTACAAGTAGATGCAGTTGTCAATCAAGGCAATAGTGGAGGTCCTGTTATAACTACAGACGGCAAAGTTGCAGGTGTTATACTAAGTATTTTGTCACCAGGTAGAGCAATACCAGGATGGGATGGTGTTGGATTAGCTGTTCAATCTGAGATTGCCCAACGTGCAATGAATTACATTTTAGAAACTCATGTTTCAGACGTAGTTGATTGGGTACCATATGCCGAACTTCCTTTTACATTTAAAATATATACATATGAAGAATTAAAAGAAATGGAAATGTTAGATTTGCCTAGAGAGGACAGGCATATGATGTATGCATTCATGGATGATAATGAAGATTCATCAGCCTATGAAGCTGGATTGCGTACTGGTGATTTCTTTTTAGAGATAAATGGTAAAAAAGTATACGGACCCATGAATATTATGCAAGAAGGTCTGCATTCGTTTCCGGGTGAAACAATGACACTTAAAGTTAAGCGTGGTGATGAATTTACTGGGTACGAAGAACTTGAATTTAGTTTTATACTTACTGAAAAAGACAGAGTAGAATTGCAAGGCTGGCTTGACCAAAGGAACACACCACGAGGCAAGTAACGTATAAATACATTAACTACGTATATATATTCAGAGATTTTGATAAATACATGTAGTAATAATTAACAAGGATTTCATATGGCAAGACCTAAACCTACAATTCTACTTGAGCATACGGATAACAAAACATATCGTAGTGAGCAAGTCCTAAAAGCAGATGCCGTGTATGCGGTATTCCACAAAGGAGTAGCAATAAATCTACGTAGCTTGAACTCATTAGTTAATTTCCCAGGACCAAAATATAAAAAAGTATCGTTCTCTAATCCAGGACATGCTATCAATCTGGCACAGAGACTAAACAGTTTATTTCGTTGCGATGATTTTGAAGTTTTTGTCTTGACTAAGGGCGAAAAACTTGAGTTAGACTAAATGTTAAATGTTAAAAGATGAACTAATAAAGTATCTGAATGATAACACTAAAGGTCGAAAAGCAGGCCGTAAAGAGTTTCGTACAAATGATATTTTCATTAGTTCTTCTGAAAATGATAAGAACTTTAGATTAACATCATTTGGTGCTGGTATACTAAAGTCACATTTCAAAGAGTACGTAATCAAAAATACTAATTCAGTTGGTATCAATCTTAAGATTGACCAAACGGGTAAGATGATTCTCGTCTTAGACCGATACCTTAACAGTCCATATATCCTTACTAACCATAGATTACGAGTGTTTGAAGAAAGCATAGCCGCAGAGATATCCTTACTTGGATTACAAGACTGGGTTGAGCAAAAACACACCATATATGGCATTTCCAATATAATTTAAAAAAACTTCATTTATTTAGGTCAAAAAACTTGACAGAATCACGAATCGTGCTATTATATAGTTAATGATACAAAACAAAGGAAATGAAAATATGTCTGCACAAGTTTCAATGAATGATATGGATGTACGAATTGTACGTCCGAGTGATATTAAAGCTGAAATTAATTATGCTTTTAATCGTCAACGACCCGTCTTTATTTGGGGTCCTCCGGGAGTAGGTAAATCTGAGATTGTTGATTCAATCACACAAGAGCGTTCAGGTTATATGATTGACTTACGACTTGCTCTTATGGAACCTACTGATTTACGAGGTATCCCATACTATAATGAGAAAACAAATACTATGGATTGGGCGACACCGTCTGATTTGCCTAGTCAGGAACTTGCTGACCAGTTTGAAAACATTGTATTGTTTTTAGATGAAATGAACCAAGCACCGCAATCAGTACAAGCGGCGGCTTATCAACTTATTCTTAACAGGCGTCTAGGTAATTACACTCTACCTGATAATGTTCTTATTGTTGCCGCTGGTAACCGTGAGAGTGATAGAGGTGTTGCTTATCGTATGCCAAGCCCACTTGCTAACCGTTTCGTTCACTTAGAAATGGGTGTTGACTTTGAAGATTGGCAGACTTGGGCTCTTGAAAACAAAATCCATTCTGATGTTGTTGGTTACTTAACATCTAATAAGATGGACTTGTTTAACTTTGACCCACGAACTGCATCACGGGCTTTCGCAACTCCTCGTTCATGGACTTTTGCATCACAGTTGATGCCAATGAAAGATGAAAATATCGATGATAGTAAACTGCATGACTTAATTGCTGGTACTGTTGGTGATGGTGTTGCTACTAAGTTTATGGCTCACCGAGCAATTTCTGGTAAACTTCCTAATCCAACTGATATCTTAAATGGTAAGGTAAAAACGGTGTCTAGGGAAGCTAAGGAAATCTCAGCTATGTTCTCACTAACTGCTTCACTATGTTATGAGTTGAAAGAACATGCAGAGAAAAACAAAGGCAAAATGGATGAGTTGTACAAAATGGCTGATAACTTTTTCAGGTTCATGATGGATAACTTTGAAACTGAAATGATTGTTCTAGGTGGTCGTACTGCACTAAAAGTTTACAAACTTCCACTTGAGCCTAGGAAGGTTCCTTGTATCGAGGAGTTCTTTAAGAAATACGGTAAGCTAATTATCGAGGCTCATAACGCATAAGAGCAGACACTTTATTGCGTTTTAAGGGAGAGAGGTGTTGACTTCTCTCCCTTTTTTTGTTATAATTAGATATGATTTGGGAAACAATAAAAGCACAGGCAAAGAATCACGGTAGCAAGACTGCCCTGATTTGCCACGATAAGAGTTATACATACAACGAACTAATCACCAGTGTTGAAAAACTAGGTGCTACGTTGTCTACTGCCATCAGGCCTGGTGAGCGTCTACTATTTTCAAGTGAAAAAGAATATCATTATGTAAGAATGGTATTAGCTTGTGATATGTTAGGAGTCACATTCATGCCCACTATGCCAAATCTAACTGAAGGTATGGTATCTCGTATTGAGAATGCCAGTAAACCAAATCATATTATTCTAAATGAGGATGATGCATCTAATCTAAAACCTCATAACAAAGGATTAGTATTTGCCAAAGGTGCAGATGATTTATATACTGTTATATTTACTAGCGGTACTACAGGAGAGCCTAAGGCAGTCCCACATACTAGAATGGCATGTGTCCAAGGCTCAATACAAAACATTCTAATTCAAACTTTAACATCTGATGATGTAATACTCTCACAACTTCCTCCTTGGACTATTGGTGGTCTGTATCTTTATACACTTCCTGGTTTAATGAAAGGGTGTACAGTAATTTGTGAAATGTTTAATCCCAGAAAGTTTATTAAGATTTGTAACGAAATGAAACCTACGATAGGTATTATGGTTCCTGCAATGATGTTGGCCCTGTCTAAGACACGTGGTTGGAAAGACGCAGACTTGTCTCATTGGCGTGAGTTAGGTTTTGGTAGTACAGTTTGTCCGGAAGAAATGCTACAAGAACTATTTGATAAAGGTGCACCTGCATTAAGAAACTTGTATGGCTGTACTGAAACACATGTACCAATGTTTACACACTTGGCAACTCCAGATGATCCACATACTT